GTCTTATCTTGCATTGTGGGGTAATGCATCTGCAACCAATACCAACGTCACGCAACTAGGTTCAGATGGTTCTATTGCGTCGGGTCAAGTCGGTTCTGGCACATACCTACCGATGACCTTCTATACAGGAGGCTCAGAACGGATGCGTGTCGACACCAGCGGTAACGTTGGTATTGGCACTACGTCGCCTGCTTCTAAATTTAACGTAGTAGATACTGGCACTGGGGCAAATACTGCGCTGATTCAATCAGGTCAAACTGGTACTACTGTAAGAAGCAATACTGTTTTGCGTGTGCAAACAACTGCGGCAGGCCGAGATGTAAACATCCAACTTTCTGACAATGTAACCAACTCTGCTGAGATTGGTATGGTTGGTGGCCCACTGTACTTTGCTACTGCTGGCGTAGAGCGTATGCGTATTGACTCCAGCGGTAACGTAGGTATTGGTACAGGTTCTCCAAGCAGTAAATTACAAGTTAGCGGCACCTTAGTTGGCAATATTCTTTGGGGAAACGCAAACAATACAGACACAACTGCTGGCTCTGGCGCTGGATTTTTTGGTAGCAATGGCGCTGTTAATGCTGTTATGTACGCATCAAGTAGTGCCGCCTGTGGATTTTATGGAACGTCCACAAATCACCCAATTATTTTTCTTACAAACAACACAGAACGCGCTCGTATTGATACCAGCGGTAACGTTGGGGTAGGGACAAATTCTCCTAGTACATACGGGAAAATTGTTTCTGTTACTGGTGATAACGCAACAGCTTTTGCGGCTGTTGGCGCTACCAATATGCTACGCATACAGGGATATAACTCAACGTATTCCGGTACTGTTATTGAAGCTGTTAACTTGGCGCAAAGTGCAAGCACGCCACTGTTTATCAATGCTTCCCAAACTCTATTTGCTACTGGTGCTGTAGAACGTATGCGTATTGGCCCATCAGGACAGATCGGTCTATCCGGTGCTAACTATGGAACATCCGGTCAGGTCTTGACTTCACAAGGTTCTAGTTCTGCGCCAATATGGTCTGCTGCTGGGGTGGGGTCTGGACAATCTTGGACGGATGTTAGTGGAAGTAGGGCAAATGGAACTACGTACACAAATTCTACGGGCAAACCAATACAGGTTAATATTTATGTTTCTGGTGGCAACCTTACAACTGCAACGCTAAATGTTTCAAGTGGCACCTCCGTACTTGTTGCTCAAACTGTAAATGCCACAGGCAATCCTTACGGACTTACGCTAACAGCAATCATTCCGAATAGTGCTACGTACATTCTTGGGGGTAGTATGACAGTAGGTTTTTGGTGCGAGCTGCGTTAATTTTTGGAGCAAAACATGAAACTTTTTAAAGACGCAGATAACACTATATACGCCTACGAGACAGATGGCTCGCAAGACGCTCTGATCGGGGATAAGACCCCAATTACTGCGGAGGAGGCTGATGCTATAAAAGAAGCAAAGCGCAACGCCGCGTTTAACAGCCTGACCTACGCAAAAAAACGTGCGATGGAATACCCACCCATGACCGACTACCTTGACGGCGTGGTAAAGGGTGACCAAGCGCAAATTGATGCGTACATTGCCGCTTGCAAAGCCGTCAAAGCCAAGTATCCTAAGAGCTAATCCATGATTGACCCAATCACCGCCTTTGCTACGGCCCAAGCGGCCATTAAGGGAGTCCAAGCCGCAATTAAAATGGGCAAGGACATCGGAGCTATTTCCGGTGATCTGATGAAGTTCTTTGAGGCTAAAGACGTTGTTGCCAAGGCCGCATCTGAGCCAAAAAAGGGCTTCGGCAAGTCGGACACAGCGCAGGCATTTGAGACGGTGCTACACGCCAAGCAGTTGCAGGACGCAGAGAACGAACTGAAACAGCACCTGATCTGGTCCGGCCAAGCGGACGTATGGCAGGCTATCCTGCTGGAGCGCAACAAGATCGTACAGAAACGCAAAGCGGAGGAAGTGGCTATGGAAAAGGCAAAGGCCAAGCGCAAGCAAGAAATTAGTGAAGCTATCGAAATGGTACTGGCAATCGCCGCCGGTGCACTGCTTATTACCCTACTGGCATGGGGTACGATGGAATACATTGACTTTATGGGGAAATAAAATGTTACTTGACTCTATTCTTGGCATCGGCAACAAGCTGATCGACAAACTGATTCCCGACCCAGAAGCCAAAGCCAAAGCGCAGTTGGAGCTGGCAACCCTCGCCCAAAACGGTGAACTGGCCAAAATGGCTAACGAGACCGATATTTACAAAACGGAGCAAAACAATGTTACAGACCGTTGGAAATCTGATGACCAAGCTGATAGCTGGCTTGCTCGCAACATTCGCCCTCTCAGTCTTGTCGCTATTTTTATTGGTTATTTTCTGTTTGCGCTTATGTCAGCTTTTGGCTATAACGCTAATGAGGGCTATGTTAACCTTCTGGGTCAATGGGGTATGCTCATTATGTCTGCTTATTTCGGCGGAAAAACCCTCGAAAACATCATCGCAATGAAGACAAAATGACTAACCTAACTGAACACTTCACCGTCGAAGAGCTTACCCACACCGACCACCGTGAGTTCGACAACACGCCCAACCGAGATGAGTTTGCCAACTTGCAGCGACTCGCCGAGTTCTTGGAGCTTGTCAAAAAAGCCCTTGGAGGTAAACCCATCATGGTCAACTCCGCCTTCCGATCTAAGCAGGTCAACGACGCCGTTGGTTCTAAAGACACCAGCCAACACCGGCTGGGCTGCGCTGCGGACCTCCGTGTTCCCGGCATGACCCCCGATGAGGTGGTTCGTACCATCATTTCTGCCAACCTTCCCTATGACCAAATCATCAGGGAGTTCGACGCTTGGACGCACATCAGCGTACCAAATTTGCCAACCTCTGCGCCAAGGAAGCAAGCCCTTATCATTGACAAAACAGGCACTCGCGCATTCGCCTGATACGTGGGAGAATAGGGCATGCCTTTACAGAAGATCGTCCTCAAACCCGGAGTCAACCGGGAGAACACTCGGTACACCAATGAGGGTGGCTACTACGAGTCAAACTTGGTGCGCTTTCGCCAAGGCACGCCTGAGAAGATCGGAGGTTGGCTGCAGATTTCCGGCAACACTTTCACGGGCATCTGCCGTTCTTTGTGGAATTGGGTGACGCTGGCAGGCGCTAATTTGATCGGGGTCGGTACTGAGGCAAAGTTTTACGCGTCTCAAAACGGTGTTTATTACGACATCACCCCCGTGTCAAGCACGCAGCTTCTTGGCACTAACCCAATTACCGGTAGCGGTACGACTGCCGTCACCATAACCGACCCGAACTATCACCCCGCTGTAGGCGACTACGTTATTTTTCATGGCGCTACTGCAGTGGGCGGAGTCACGATCAGTGGCGAATACCAAGTCAAAACGCTACCATCCTCGACTACCTACACCATCACGGCGGCAAGTGCAGTTACGGGTACCGGTGGCGGCTCCGTCATGTACGCATCGTACTTACTCAGTGTAGGTACCAGCACATCCAGCACCTTTTTGGGTTGGGGTAGTGTTGCTTGGGGCGCGGGTACTTGGGGCGGTATCGGGCAGGTTGTAAACCAAACCGGTTTGAAGCTGTGGACGCAGTACAACTTTGGTGAAAATTTGCTGTTTGGCCCCAAGCGCGGAGCCATGTACTACTGGAACGCCACCACCGCACCTACACTGGCGACGCCAACAACGGTGACTATTTCCAACGGGGGCGGTGTCTCTGATGCGGTTATGACGGTCACGTCAAATACGACTACGGCACTGCCGGACAACACGGCCATCATGTTTGAGACCACGGCAGCGCTACCGCTCCCATTGAAGCCGCTGACCATCTACTACACGACCAGCACCGGCGCTACTACATACAAACTCTCTACTACGTCTGGCGGGGCGTTCATCGTAACATCTTCGGCAGGTTCAGGCACGCAAACACTGGCTATCCGTGCCGTTCCTGTGTCATCGCTGTCCGGCGCATCTAATGTACCTCTAACCCAGAACACCCTGATCGTGTCAGATGCCAGCCGTTTCACGCTTGTGTTCGGCGCAAATGACTACGGAAGCACTACGTACGACCCGATGCTGGTGCGCTGGTCTGACCAAGAAAGTGTGACCAACTGGACTCCGGCTATTACAAACCAGTCTGGTAGTGTGCGTCTGTCCCACGGCTCACAAATTCAGGCGGTGTTGCAGTCACGCCAAGAGATTTTGGTGTTCACCGATGCAGCCGTGTACTCGTTGCAGTACTTAGGCCCTCCGTACGTTTGGGGTTCTCAGCTTCTGTCGGACAACATCTCCATCGTCAGCATCAACGCGGCTGCGTATACCAGCGGTATGGCATTCTGGATGGGACAGGACAAGTTCTACAAGTACGATGGTCGGGTGCAAACCCTGCGCTGTGACCTGCGTCAGTTCATCTACAACGACATCAACCGCACCCAGTTCGGCCAAATTTTTGCCAGCACCAACGAGGGCTTCAACGAGGTCTGGTGGTTTTACTGCACCCAAAACAGTACGGTGATCGACCGCTACGTGGTGTACAACTACGTAGAAGACGCTTGGTACTACGGTTCTTTGGGGCGCACCGCTTGGCTGGACTCTTCGCTGGTGGACTACCCGATTGCCGCTACGTACTCCAACAACTTGGTCTACCACGAGAACGGTGTAGATGATGGCACACTGCTGCCTGCTACGGCTATGAACTCCTCCATTACCACATCGCAGTTTGATATTGGCGATGGCAACAACTTCGCGTTCATCTGGCGTATGCTGCCGGACTTGACCTTCCGTGGGTCTACTGACGGTACCACACCGAGCTTGACAATCCAGCTTCAACCCCTGCAAAACTCCGGCTCTGGGTATAACAACCCAATCTCTGTTGGCGGAACCAGTACGGACGGAACACAAACAGTGACAGCTACGCAGACCTACCCCATCGACTTGGACACCTTTACCGGCCAGTTGAACATCCGAGTGCGCGGTCGTCAGATGTCTATGAAGATTGCCTGCAACACCCTTGGCACCCAGTGGCAGCTAGGTAGTCCCCGCATTGATATGCGCCCCGACGGAAAACGCTAAACATGGCACAGAAAAACGTAGTTGCCCCACGGCTCCCCGGTGCTACCGAGGAGTACAGCTCTGTCATGCTAAATGAGCTTATCAATATCTTGCGTTTATACTTCAATCAGTTGGATAATGCAGGGCCTATTGCAGGAGCAACGCAAGTTAACGGCACCAGAATTGTTGCAGGGTTGAGTTTCCCGCCGAATGCTGGGGCAACCACGCCAAGTTTGCCTACCCAAGCCAACCTTGCTAACTTACGCGTTGGGGACATCTACTACGACACCTCGGCAAGCAATGTACTGAAAGTGAAAACATGATGCTTCAACACACCGCAAACCATTTGGCCGCACAGGGTCGCAACGGCGACTCGATGCTGATGCACGTCACTCCCCACGAAGTGGCAGGTCTGCAAGCGCTGGCGCAGCAACACGGCAAGTCTTTGACCACCAACCCACATACGGGTTTACCCGAAGCTTCTGTTCTTGATTCTTTTTTGCCTGCTATTGCTGGCTTTGCTCTTGATACATTCCTTCCCGGCGC